CTGTTGCATATACTATATTTTCATGTGGAAGTATTTGCCTTACCCCGCTTATCTCTGTAGCTATTCTAATATCTTCAGGCGCGGGCGACCAATCTTCTATCTGAGTACCTCTATATAATTTAAAATCTTTGATTAAAACATTACTTTCTTTTTCAGTTAGCCAAACGAATAAATTTTTATTTGATATATCTAATAGCTTCACATACACACTATATCTTTTATATTTATCACCTTTAACTTCAACAAATCTTTGTCCGGGAACTGTTGAATTATCACCATAAGATTCTATATGAAGTAAGCTTTTAGTGTTTGGTAATTCTGTTCTTGCATCAAAACTAAGCATACATAACTCATCTTTTTGGAGTTTTTCCATAATACCACTTATTACTGTTGATGAAGTATTGCTAATATTTATTTCTCCTATTGAACCAGTATTTAAAGCAAGATTTCTACCCCCTACTCTTACATTATCATTTTTAAGTTCTGAAAGATTTACATCTCCACCACCACCTAAGAGTACCTTATCATTTGAAGAGTTTTTCTTTATAATACTATTAGCTGTTATATCACCATTTACAGTACCTCCCATTGTAGGCAAATAATTAAAATCCGGCTTCCCATCTATCTCATCCCAGTTATGTCTGTGAGAGGCGGGGGCAAAATTCAAATCGGGCTTATCTGCCAAATCATTGTAGGAAAAAGCATTTTCGAAAATAACATTATTTCCGGCCATAAGCTTAATCTTTCCGCTCTGCACCACAATTCCATCAGGAATATTGCTGACAAAGTGGCTCACGGGGATACTGGTGAGAAGGTTATTGCGCTTGTCTCTTAGTTCTAAAGTCTTCTCGGGATTGTTGTACACCAATTTTGTCCCCTCGTCATCGAGGAACATTAGGGAGATGCGTCTTACTACATTACTCCCTCTCTTAAATCGTAACTCTGTAGTATTCTCGTCCAGCTCTATATCGTAATCCTCAAGGTTATCTAACCGCTGCTTGTAGGCGTTGGTAAAGTCATTCGCGGATAGCCCCTTACCATCTTCCTTGTCTACTTTCGTATCAATGAGTGCTTTCAGATCCGCTGCTGTGCCTACATAGTTGCCGCTTTGGAGTGCTCCCAAGAGTAGGTCTCGCTCGCGCTGGGTCATGATCACGGGTCTGTTGGTATTGAAGGTTAAGCGCTGTAGTGCCTGCTGGGCGGCATCGGCATTGTCATACACTACTCCATTGATCTCTACTTCACTGACCAAGGCGTCCAAGATAGAGAAGTTCATATCCTCTGCGCTGTGTAGGATCAGGCGCTCTCCGTCCACACGTGCTACGAAGTTTTTCAGTGCTAAAATCCCGTTGTACTCAAAGAGGTATTCCTGCAATTCGCCTGTGTCAGGCCTTACTTTATACTTAGGTGTTGGCATGGTTATTCGTTTTTTATGGGTGTTTTATCATTTTCATTAAGATATTCCTTGATGGAAGAAGCTATTTCCTCTACATCCCCGCGGTTAAGGATGATCTTGCCCATCACTTGTCCAGCTTTGTCCAAGCGTACCTTATCTTCGGCCTTTTCATAGATACTCTTTATCTCTATCAGGCAGAGTAAAAAGGCACCCCCAAGGGTCATAAAGGGAAAGAACCACAGTTGATTCCCGTAATATTGCTCAAAGTACCACACAGCACTCATCTGCATGCTGTCTACTATCGTGAGGGCGATTAGCACATTGTAGTACTGGGCGAGCTTCCCTACGGTACGCTTGTAACCATACGAGGTGCGCATCTCTCCGTTGTTCTTGGCTTTGCGCAGGCCACTCCATAGGTCGGCCATAATCATTACTAAGACTAAGATGTAGATACCAAAGAGGATCCACAAGGTTACAAAGATTTTTTCCATTGAATCAATACCTTTTAATTTTCTATCTAAGGCAAAAATAAAAAGCCCCTTCCATATAGGAAAGGACTTTTTTAAACCCTTAGTAATCACTATCTCTTGTTTCGTTCGCGCAGTGCTTCGTACTCCTTGATCGCCCGTCGGAGTTCCTTCCCTGCCTTAGCGTCGGCTACGATATAGGCTTCTATACCTTCCCCTTGGAGCTTCTCTACGGTAGAGCTGAGCCTTGAGAGCACCTCGGTAAGTCCTGTAGGCACTCCTACGGCTGGGGCGCTGTTCTCACTTGTAGGGGCTTCCTGCTTGGTGTTCTTCACCTCTCCTCCTGCTTCATAGCCCTGAGGAGACTGCCCCAAGCGCTTGGCTTCGAGCCATTCCACCACTTGCGCCACTTCAGGGTCTTTCTTGAGCCACTGGGGTACCACATACTCCTCCCCGTGTACTATTCCGGCTACCTCCTGCCCGCTTTCGTCCTTAAATCCTAAGCCCTTGGTATATCCTCCCTTGGCATAGCTTGGCGCCTGCTGAGAGGCTACAATCCCCAATTGTACAGCCCCTAAAGCCCCTACAATTGCAGCAAAGACACTCCCTGCTATAGGTCCCGTATCCGAATAAGCGCGCATGATCCCTGTTGCTGTATTGGCTATAATATTCATCATATTCATTGCCTTTTGCGCTTTGAACTGCTTTACACTAAGTTCTTTCTTTTTGGCGTCGGCTTCTTCGTCCAAGCGCTGTAGCTCCCTTTGGTATTGCGCTTGTGAGATATACCCTTGGTTGAGCTGGTTGAGTAGGGCTTTTTTCTTCTGTTCCTGATTCTTGGTAAAGGTGGCCATTTCCTTTTGGTTGAGTCCCTGTTGGAGTTGGGAGAACATGTTAAATGCATTATTCATCGCTCCTACAGCCATATCCACAGCCTTAAAGCGGTTGCTCATCTCATCAAGGTTGGAAAAGGTATCCTTCCAGTCCTTGGCCGAGAATCCCAATACATCCACCTTCTCCAGCTCCTTGTCAGCGGCATTCTTCTCTTGAGTATCCTTGTTGTTCTTGATGTTGTCCAGCTTCTCTTTGATTTGGAGTATTTTGTCTTCTATCTGGGTGATGTCCTCGACCAGTTTCTCCTTGGCTTCCCCTGTAAGGGTGGAGAGGTAGCCCATAAGGATCTGTTTCTGCTCCTCAAAGTTTTTCAGGCTCAGTGCCAACAGCTCTTTCTCGGCTTGTGCTCTTAGGGCTTTTTTAGCGTCCTCAAGTGTCTTAATCTGTGAGAGTTCCCCCGCTGATAGGCTTTCTCTTAGTTGCTTCTTAGCTTCCTCCAAGCTCTGTATCTCTATGATTTCCTCCGATTTCTGGCGGCGAAGGGCTTCTATTTCTCGGTTTCGTTCCTTGACCCTGCGCTCAGCTTCCTTGGCGTGGTATTTCTCCCTGACTTGTAGTAGTTCCTGCTCCTTCTGCTGCTCATAGGCTACCTCTATTTGTTTGTTGAGCTCCATGAGTTGGCGCTTCTCTGCGATGGCTTTCTCCCGATTGGGATCGTTGCTCTTTTCCGCCGCAAGGGTGCTGATTTCCTGTTCCAGCGTGGCGTTTTCTTGTTGTAGCTTGAACTTCTTCTCGTTGTATTTCTGCTCCGTGGTGGCCAGCTGCTTATCAAGGCTTTCCTCCAGTCCTTGGGCTATCTCCTTCTGTAGCTCCTGCTCCGCCTGTAAGCGGGCACGCTTGGCCGCCTCATACTCTTGGGTATAGTCTTTTGCCTTGGCTGCCTTGCCCTTGCCCTCTCCTGTGCTCTCTGTGCCACTGCCTCCTATGGTAGTAGGGGCTGCTGTTTGCGCATCCTGCTTGATTTGCGCCTCCACAAGCTCCTTTTCTGCCTTTTCAAGGGCTGTAATATCGTCTTTCAGTTCCTTAAGTTTCTCCGTCTTGTCTTTGTAGAAAGCCTTTAGGTAGCGTTCATTTTGTGTATAGATACTTTTAAGCTCCTCTTCCGAAATCTGCTTCTTGGCATACCTATCCATATAAGGCTTCATCTGTTTAGTGAGCTCTTCCTCATAAGTATCTGCAAAGTTATCCAGATTGCTCCCCCAAGTAACAGGATTCCACTTGGATTTGTATTCTTTGACATGCTTCTTCTTTGCCTCGTCGAAGCTGTCTTCCTTCTCTTTGATTTTGGACTGGATACGCTCCAGCTCCCGTTTGGTTTTCAGCGAAGCTATGTATTGGTCTATTGCCCTACGCCCTTCATCGGTCTTGAGCTTGTCTATATCCAATGTCTTAAAGTACTCTGGAGCGATCTCTTGTAGCTTCTTCATGGCTATCTCCCGCTCCCGCCTGCTCTTGGTCTCATCATTGATAATCCCCACAAGGGTGTTAATGCTCCTCTTTTCATCCTCCACAGCTCTGGATACATCGGCTTGGATTTCTTTAAATAGCTTAGCCTGCCTATTGGCTTCCTCCTGCTTTTTATTAAATAACGCCAGATATGTAACCACTGTCACAATCGCTGACCCAAGCAATATCCAAGGATTGGCTTTCGTAATAGCATTAAAGGCCTGCATGGATTCTCCTGCCTTTTTAAAGTTGAAGGAAATAGTTTGTATAACTGCCGAAAACAGCAGCGCCGCTGCCCTCCCCGTTTGCATAAGCGCCGTTTTGACCTTTAGGGCTGCATTATACAGCAGTGACTGCTGCCACGCTTCTTTGGTCGCTATTGTGGCCAAGCTCACTGCTGCCTTATAGCTCACCACAGCCGTAATACAGACCCCTAAGGTTTTCAACAAAAAGACAATACGCTCCCTGAATACCTTCACCCCATCGCCTGCCTTGCTCGTGACCCCAGTAAGCCAGCCCAGTGCTTGGATAATATAGGAGAGCTTCTCTTGTACCCAATCACTGGTAAAAGTTTCCTTCCATACCTTTTTGATCTTCTCCCAGATGGCTGCGGTGTTGTTATTGACCTTGTTGAACTCCTCCTGTATGGAGGTACCTTCCTCCATCGCCTCACCAGCCAAGCTCATCATTTCCCGAAAGCGATCCGCATTGGCGCCTGCTGCCCCTATAGCTTTCTGTACTTCCAGTGTGTTCAGCTTTAAGCCCTTGAGTACCTCCGCTGTACCCTCCGCGCCTAATCCCTTCATGGCTTGGGCAAATCGCAAGAAGAACTCCTCGGGCTTGGTCTCAAAGAGCGCCCTGGCTTCCTCGGCTGACATCTTCATCTGTTTGGCAAAGGCTTCCACATTGGTACCCGCTACGCTCATAAAGCGCGAATATCCACTGGAGGCGATCTCCGCGTCGATTCCCGATTCTTCGAATGCCGCCCCTAAGCCCAAGGTCTGTGCGATCGTTGGCTTGAGCGCATCGGGTAATTGTCCTATACGGGTAGCAAAATCGGATATATTCTCTTCGCTGGCTGTACCATTGGCGCCCAGCTCGTTCAGCGCCGAGCCTATGGCATTCAGCGCTTCCCCGTAGTTCTGATTTTTTGTTTCTTCGAATAGGTTCTTGAGCTTGCCTACCTTGGTGGTAACTGCTTCCAATCCTCCTTGGAAGGAATCCCCCAGAGCAACGTAGATTTTATCTATTTCCTCAGTAAATTCCCTGAGCTGCTCCTTGTCTGTAATCCCCAAGCGTCCCCCGATCTGGGCAATATCCAGCAGCTCCTTTTTTCCTATACGGGTGTCCAGCTCGTCGAAGTCATTCCACAGCTCGCGTACCTTCTGAGCGGCAAGTCCTGAGGTTTTCTCGACCCCCGTCATCGCATCGGAGATTTCCAAGAGTTCGCCTACTGAGTCCTTAGCTGTGCCCGCAAGCGTCCCCAGAAAACTTGTGATCAGGTTCCCCGTAACCACCTGCTTCACTCCAAACCAAAAGCCCTCGCTCTTGCGCCCTGCTGCCTCAAGGGCGGAGCCTGCTCGCTCGGCACTCCCTGTCACCTGATCAAGCGCTGCTGTAGCCTGTTGTATCTCTCCTTTTACACGCTCCAAATGTGCCTTAGCCTCCTTTAGCTCTGCTGCTTTATTGTTAAAGTCTTCCGTGCCAGGAGTAAGATTCTTTAGATCTTTTTCCAGATCCTTTACCACTTTGGAAATCCCCGTGAAACTGTCCGATATTTCCTTTCCATTGATCGTGATGACCAAATCCGTCGTTACTCTCTTTGCCATTTTTTTACAAGTGTTAGTTATTAGTAGTCAGTAGTCAGTGATTAGTTGCTAATCACTAACCCCGCAAAAATAAAAAGCCCTCTCCATATCGGAAAGGACTCTTTTCACTCGTCACTTATCACTCATAACTATAAGAGCTGTCGCCACAAGTACCTTACAATAAGGAAGCACACCCCGTAGTACGTCAAAAAAAGGATCAACCCCATAACAGCATTTGTATAATGTCCAAGTAGGAAGAACCAAAAGGAAAAAAATCCTGTATAGACTAAAAAGAGCACCACACGCCCCAAGCGGCCACGTACCCGATCCCTTTGTTTTATTCGGTCAAAGCCTGCCTCGTCCTGTATGGCTCGTATACGATCCGCCGAACGCTTGCCGATCACATCTGTATAGTAGGAATACGCCACTGTGGCCACAAGGATCAGCAGTGCACCCCACCAGCGCACCACGCCTGCTATCCACAGCACAGCACCCACCACAAGGCCTATGATCACCACAAGCCCTCCGATAAACATCCAATACTTGATCTCCTCCTCAATTAGTTGTTTTTTACGCGCTTCTATGTCTGTTACTTTTGTTTCCATTGCTTTTAATTTTTTTGTTAATCATTAAGGGTCAGCTTCTCGGCTTCTTGCTTGATATAGGCTACCAAGTCCTGAAGGTTTTTCTCATTGAAGCTATGGCCATTCTCCGCAGGCACTTTTTTCATGTTGTAAGTACTCTCAGTAACGCCCATTGCTTTAGCCACTACCTTTCCTTTCATGCCGAAGGTCTCCACAATTGCTAATACTTGCGCTCTTATCTGAGTATTTTCCATAACAATAATATTAGTAGAACAAATGATAACCAATGCCACCACTTAAGGGGTATTTCTACCTCAAACCTCGGTTGTTTTTTTTCTTTCATAATGTTTGCAAGTTTAAAAAATTAGTATTACTTTTGCCCTCAAATAAAAAAGAGAGAGAATTGGGGGAGGCGACCCCCAATCCAAGCCTAAAAAATCTTTATTGAGATTTTCCTAAACGAAAATTCAAGAACTATTTTAAAGGATTTGCATTTAAAGACTATTTTTAGATGCATCTCTTTTTTTT